CGGCGTGATATCCAACACGTCGGCAGCCTGGGCCAGCACCGTAGCCGCGGATGCGGCGGTGCCGGAAATGGTAATATGCACCTTGCCCGGATAGGCGCGAAGGTCGTCGAACATCCGGGTGGCGGCGTTGCAGGAGCCGCCGTAGCTGTTCAGACGGATATGCACGTCGTCTGTCTGGTCGTTTTCCTGGCCGTACAGCGATTCGTGAAGCGCGTCCGGGGTGATTTCGTCGCCCCACCACACTTCGTCGTCGATGTAGCCGTTCAGATTGAGTTCCCTCAAGGGCTATTCCCTCCCTGCTGTTGTTTCGTGCCGCTGGGCAGCGCCTTCTGTGCGGCGGATATGGAGATCATGTTGCCGTTGACCAGATACGCGTTGCCGCCCTCTTCCTCCGGGATGGGGTTGAGGTTTTCCAGCATTCTTATATCGTTTGAGCTCATCCAGCCGTTTTGGCGTGCGATGGCGTAACCCTCCATGCGGCTCTTGTAGTCGCCGCGCATGAGGCCATCCAGATTGAACTGGGAATGAAAACGGCCCTTCTCCATTTCGGAGAAGAGCTGACGGTCCATCGACTGTTCAATTCGCACCAGCCACGGCCTAATGGTGTGAACGGCAAAGGATATGTTTTCATGCTCAATATTGGAGAACGTTGCATGCTCCAGGTCGCCAATCATATGGGGTGGTACGCGGAAAATCCGGCAGATCTCGCTCACCTGGAACTTTCGCGTTTCCAGGAATTGCGCCTCGTTGTTGGACATAGAGATGGGCTTGTAGTCCATGCCCTCCTCCAACACGGCGGTGCGGCCCGCGTTGGCGCTGCCGCCGTAGACCGCTTCCCAGTTTTCCCTGAGCTTTTCCACATCCTTGACCGTGTTCGGATGCTTCAGCACACCGCTGGGACGCGCGCCATTGTTGAAGAACTTGCCGCCGTACTCCTCCGCCGCAAGCCCCAGGCCGATGGCGTTCTTCTCCAGGGCAATGGGGCTGTAGCCCATCACGCCGTCAAAGCCCAGGCCGGGGATGTGCAGCACCTCCGTGGGGTCGAGCCTGACGGTGCGGCCCTCGCTGGTGGTGTAGGTGTAGGTCAGCTGGCCTCGGCTGTCACGGTCCACCACCATCTGATCCGGCAGGAGCGGATACAGGCCCAGAATGCCGTTTCGCCCGGAGCGGATGATCTGGCAATAGCTGTTGCCCCACAAAAGCAGGTGGGACATCATGGTCTCCCGCAGGGTGAAGGAGGTCATTTCCGGGTTGGGCTCATCGTGGAGCAGATGGTAGAGCGGGTGATCCACGGCCTTGCGGCTGCCGGTTTCCGTCTCCTCGTAGACACCCAGGGGCAGGCTGGCCACCGTCTCGGAAATGACCCGCACACAGGCATAGACCGCGCTCATCTGGAGGGCGCTGGATGGTGTGACGGATTTGCCGGAGCTGCCGGTGCCAAAGAAGATGGAGGGGGCGGAGCTGACGGAATTGGTGGGCTTGTCACGGGCATTAAACAATAATTTTAATGGATTTCTCATGATTGCCTCCTTACGATTCGGCATTTGCTGTGCTACAATATACGAGCTCAATACGACACAAAGGAGGATCGACAATGAGCAGTACATCAAATTCAAGGCCAGCCAGAAAAAAGGCTGACAAAGGTTCTTTATTGGGTTATGACCACGGACAGAATTTCTTATTTGGGCAGGAGGTTGGTGAGGTGGTGGGAAAATTTGCAGATTCGGCAAGCCAAGTCAACAAGACTGCCCAACAGGCAATTGTCTCAAACACTCAAATTGCCCAAACGACGATCGAGGCTGAAGAAAAAAACAGAGAGAATGCTTGGCGCAGGCTTGATAACGACAACATCTCTGAAAATGAGCGTATGGAATGTTACAAAATCATTGAAGTATCCGGTCGGACTATAGAAAGGGTAAATGATAAGTCGCGAGAATCCAATGAAAAAACGGTGAATGGTCAGTGCCTATTTCAATGGTTAGTTATATCGTCTGTGCTTGTGGTTGGCGTAATATCCTCGACCTATGGTATGCGGTCAATTATATCGTGCCATCGTTAACCAAAAGACCATCAAGTGAATCTATGGTATCTCCACTTCGCAAACTATGGCAGCCCCGCCAAGGAGGCTGCCCTTTTCATATCCAATCAGCGCAATATCCGCGCCTCCTTTCGGCAGGAAACGAAAATCCCCCATCGAATTATGCAGTATCAAGCAATCATTACATTTCTCTTGGAATGATGGCTTAGAGCCCGCTGCCCGTCTTTTGACCATGGCAGTCCTTGCACAGCGCCTGCCAATTGCCCGAATCCCAAAACAGCCTTGGGTCGCCCCGATGCGGGACAATATGGTCAACCACGGTAGCCGGGGACAGTTTCTTTTCCTTCAGGCACGCCTCGCACAGCGGGTGCGCCTTCAAAAAGCGCTTCCTGGCCTCCTGCCAGCGCTTGTCGTAGCCGCGTGTCGCCGCGCTGCCCCGCATGCGATCCTGGGAATACTGCGCGTGTTCCTTGCAGTACACGCCTCTTTCGCACAGGTTGGGGCAGCCGGGATACCGACAAGGGGAACGGGGACGATTAGGCATACTTCTTCACCTCTATCCTTCTCACAGCTCACAGCACCAGCAGCCCACGCCCCTGGTCATACACGCTGTCGCCGTTCATGTTCCGCTGGGCACGGTCCAGTGCCATCACCAGCGCTACCGCACCGTCCACCTTCTCGGTGGATTTTTGTTTGTCTATTTTCACATTGCCCGCGGGGTCGGTGCGGACAAACACGTTGTCCAGGTTCCACCGCAGCACCGGGTGGCCGTTGTGGCGGATGCTCTTTTCCAGCACCAGCCGCATCAGCTCCTTGGTGGGCGCGGACATGCTGGCAAAGCCCTGGCCAAAGGGAACCATGGTGAACCCGTCGTCCTCCAGCATCTGCACCATGGCGCTGGCGTTCCAGCGGTCGTAGGCAATCTCCTTGATGTTGTAGCGCTTCTTCAGCTCGCAGATGAACTTCTCGATGAAACCATAGTGAACCACATTCCCCTTGGTGGTCTGGATGAAGCCCTGCTTTTCCCACACGTCGTACATCACATGGTCGCGGCGAACGCGCAGAGGCAATTGCTCCTCCGGCAGCCAGAAGAACGGCAGCACCGCGAAGGGCTCCCCATCCTCCAGGGGCGGGAAGACCAGCACAAGGGCGGTCAGGTCGCTGGTGGAGGACAGGTCAAGCCCCGCATAGCAGGGACGGCCTTCCAGGGATTCCGCGGTGAAGTCTGCCTTGCAATCGTCCCACTTGTCCATGGGCATCCAGCGCACGGATTGCTTCACCCACTGGTTGAGGCGCAATTGCCGGAACATGTTCTCGTCCGCGGGGCTTTCCAGCGCCTTGCGGTACGCGTCACGCACCTTTTCAATGGAAATGGTGTAGTCCAGGGAGGGATTGGCCTTGTACCAATTGGCCTCGTCGTGCCAGTCCGCGCCGTCGGGAAGACCGTAAATCACCGCGTAGAAGCGCGGGTCCGCCTTGCGGCCCTCCAGGATGTCCAGCGCTTTTTGGTGAACCTCCCAGCAGATGCTGTTTCGGTCGGTGCCAGCGGTGGTCAGGAAGAACCATAGCGGCTGTTTTCTGGCGTCGCCGGAGCCTTGCGTCATGACATCGTACAGGGCGCGGGTGGGCTGGGTGTGCAGCTCGTCAAAGATGCAGGCGCTGACGTTCAGACCATGCTTGGTGCGCACCTCCGAGGACAGCACCTGGTAGATGCTGCCCGTGGGCAGATACACCATGCGCTTGGTGGAGGGAACAATCTTGATGCGCTTCATCAGCGCTGGGGACTGCCGCACCATATCGCAGGCCACATCAAACACGATGGCCGCCTGAAGACGGTCAGCCGCGCAGGAGTAGACCTCGGCGCGGTACTCGTCGTCGTTGACCAGCATGTTCAGGGCCAGGGCTGCGCCAAGCTCAGACTTACCCTGTTTTTTGGGAATCTCCACATAGGCCGTGGTGTACTGCCGCGTGGTCGGGTCATCGTCCCGCACGGTGCCGAACACATCCCGGATGATCTGCTCCTGCCAGGGCAGTACCTGGAAAGGCTGGCCATAAAACTGCCCCTTGGTGTGCTTGAGGTTTTCCACAAACCGCAATACGCGCTGTGCTTTTCTTTCGTCAAACACGCGTTATCCCCACCTGCCCGTCAACACGCGCTCCATCGGGTCGTTTTCGACTGCACCGTCCCCGGAGCCCGTTCCACCTGACGTGAGCCGCGCCCTGCTGGCAGGCGTGAGGCCGAAATCCGCCAGTCCCTTCCGCCAGGTTTCGTAGTATTGCCTGCGCAGGGACAGCAGCGGGTGCTGCTGGATGTACCCGGTGGCGCTCTGCTGCATCTGCACCGGGCCCTCCGCACCGCTTTGGAGGATGGCTTCATCTGCCGCCAGGTAGTACGCGTAGTTCTGGCACAGCTCGGCAAATGCCGCTGTGTCTACCTCGGTCAGCAGCCCCAGCGCCACCATGGGCTTTGCCAGGTGCCTCCATTCCTTCTTGGCTTCCGGCAGCAGCCGCTTGGGCGGCTGGGGAACCTTCGGCGGCGGGCTGGGCTTGGGCTCCTGCGTGTTCAGTTTCTGCTTGCCCGGATTGCCTTCCAGCACCTTCAGCACCGTGGGCTTCGGTGCCGGGCCTCTCAGTCCCATCCCCATACCTCCCTACGCAAAGGCACCTTGCGTTAGCAGGTGTCCAGTCTGTGTGTCCACGAACCGTGGCGCAATGCGCGTGTCAGGCCGCGCCGCGCTCCCTCCACATCTCCGGCCAGAGCCTGTCCACGAAGCGTCAGGAGCAGCTGGTTGTTTAGCTGCTGTCGGTAGCGCTTCAATTCGTCCAGGAAGACGGTTTGTTCTCTCGTCCTGTCCTGCATGTTCATCCTCCTTGCGTCGCGGCGCGAAAAAGGCAGGCATTGCTTGCATGCCTGCCTGGGAAAATCCGTATGCCCGCCCTCCGCCCTGTCAACTACGGAGAGCGGGAAGGAGCGAAAGATGCCGAGCTCCTCTCTTTATGCGCGGGAACGAAGGGAGAAAGTCCCCGCTTGCGGCGTCTGCCCGCTGGGCGTGTACATCGCAGCGCCACACCCATCATGCTCCCTGGAGCATTTGCTCCGCAAGTATATTGTATCAAACAGAAATACTCGTTTTCAAGTGTGGTGCATGGGTTTGTTTTGCCGCCGTGCCTGTGCAGGCCCTTTCAATCAAGGCGGCGTTGCCCTCATCCTGCGAAAGCTCCGCCAATACCTGCCGAGCCTCCAGCAATGCGCTGCCGTGGACGCGCCAGATGTAGTTGCTTTCATAGCCCATGGTTTCCGCCACCTTGCCCCAGCTGTAGCCATTCAGATAGCGCAGGGTCAGCATCTCCTGATAGCGGCTATCCGGGAGCCGACGCACCACCTCGCTTGCCAGTCCGCGCAGGCGTACATAGAAGTCAATCTCCCCGGCAAGCCTCCGATCCAGCTCGTCCAAGCGCACCACGGCTTGCTCCACCGGGTTGCTCGTGCCAGAAGCATGGGGCATGTCCGAATAGGTGGGTGTGCAGCGCGTCGCCATGGCCATGATGCGCACCCGCTCTTCAGTCAGGGCGCTAATACGTGCGTCCAGCCTGCGGCATGCTTGAAAGAATGCTTTGGCTTGGTTTGTTGTACTCATCGTTCCTCCTCTGCTCGCCGGACAAGCGCCAGCGCTTCCTCCACGTTGGTGGCGATGCCCGCCACACCGCCCGCGGCGTTGATGCGGTCAATCTGCCGCAGTTGCAGCTCTGTGGGTCTGCCCAGGCGCGGGCGCTTCACCTCGATACCCACAAGCCGCCCGGTCTTGGGCGCGATAGCCAGCAGGTCGGGAACGCCGGAACGCTGGTAGGCGCTGCCGTGGGTCTTCATGACCCAGGTCACGCCTGCGCCTGATAGCGCACGCACGATCTGACTGACGATGGTTTTCT